CGTTGTTGCCAGTCGGTGTTAGCGATGGATTGTTGTTGACGAGTTTGACGAAGGCGTTCCGCTTGGCTCTGACCAATAGTATTCTGTAGTGTCTGGTTATATTGGGATTGTAAATCCATTCCCGGTAGTGCCATAACTTACTCCTTTACCAAGAACGACGATCAACTTGAAAGAACATACTACCTTCTTCTAGACCAAAGTTCAAAGCTTCTTGTTTAATGATAGACATTTCTTGCCAGAGTGTTTTACGATCTGCAATAGGAACTCCATATTCAGGAGCAAGTCTTGTAGCAAGACCATACGTAATAGCATCATACCATTCTTGTGGAAAATCGGGTTCATCTGTAGATGTATTGAAATCCTCAAAGGGAATCTGACAAACATAATGAATGGTATTTGCAGATTGTTCTGTTGTGCTAGGAACAGGAAACAAATGAATTTCGCCATTATTACGACGAGGATCATAATAAATTTGAATGGGATTTCCAGAACTTGTCTTATTACCTAGAATGTTATACTCCGCTTGGGTAATAATTCGCATAGGAACATCTACATTAGAAGTAGTGTTATGATTCCATGCTTGTAATACTTTAAGTGGTTTAGGATTACTTACAGAATAAACAGCTTGTCCAGAAACCAGCGGAAGAGTTCTTTCTGTAATTGCCCACAGAGGCATACCATCAGCGGCCCATGCCTTAACTAAACTATTAAGAGCAGTGGCAGCTTCTGAAACCTGTAAAGCAGTGGGAGTTTCTCCTTGTGAGATTGCTCCGATTAAACGCAAAGCACGTTTAATAATGTCATCCCTATTTGTAGAATAAGCAGTAGTGCCACTAGTTGCCATAATTAACCTTTCAGTTTAAGCAGTGCAATGAGTGCTGTTAGTCCTGTAGCAATGCCTCCAGCCCACTTAATAAATCCAACAATGACATTCGCGGCTTTCCAAGCTGCAACAAGCTCTTCGACATCAGATGCTAGTTTGTCTAACTTTGCTTCTATTTCTGTTAAGCGTTCGTCATCATGTCGTCGATCATTCGTTGTCATTTGCATTCCTTTTAATTCGTGGAGAGAACATAAACATTGCTCTGCCATTTTCTATGTTATCTAACATCCATCCAAAATTCAAATCTAGATAAAATGTTTTAAAGTAAAACTTTCTGTGCCATTGCCATGCTGATGGATGCCCTTCTGGTAAAGATAGAACAGTCCATTTAAACCCATACAGTGAATTACGATATAACCACAACACCATATTAAAATAAGAACCTGTATGAGTGCTTTTCCAGTTAGAATCTCCTAGAAGGGAATTATCAGGAGTCTGAAACCAAGAAAGCCATCGAGGTAATCTAGGCTCTATTAACTGCACTGAGTTATTATTACTCCATCCTAAATAAGATACTTTGAAAAATGGTAAGACTGGCGTAATAATCCAAGTAACAAATTGAACCGTCCATAGAGTTACTAGGTATAGTAAATATCTCATACTAAAGTTCTGCGTAAAAGAAACCAGTTGAAGATAGCGTGATGACAATAGCCGCGTTTGCTGTAGCAAGACCGTTGGTAACGCTATAGGTAGAACTGCTTCCGGGGTTTAGAACAACTGTGCCTGTTATATTAGATGTAGAGAATGACGGGCTGTTTGTCGTCGGAGTAGTTCTCATTGCGACAGGCAAGGCACAAGTTACTGCCCATCCATTACCACCTAGTTGATACCCCGTATATGTCCAGTAATCAAGACGCTGACAGTAACGCTGACATAAAGCTAACTCGGTTTGATAAGGTCGCAGTTCAAATGGAGTAGCAACAGTTCCTTCTTCTACTTGAACCTGTGCTATATCAAATGTGCCTGATTGCTGGCCGAGTGATGCAGAACGAGAATTAAAGGAAGAGCCTGCATCAAACCAGAAGTGAACCCCAAGGCGACTGTCGTTATTAGAGCCAAGAATCTTTCCAGATATAGATGAAATTGCCACCGTTATTGTATACTTAGTCCATGTAGTTGTTAGTGATACCAATTGTGCCCCAATACCCGTCACCATAGAAGAAGGTGAACCACCTGTACCGAAGTGCTGCGTGAATTCAACTGCAATGTTTTTATTTGCATCCGCCTTTGCATAAAAAGACAATGTTGCTGTCTTCCCAGCCAATGTACGAACACCCTCTATCTGCTGGCTCATGTTCACGTAGTTAGCAGCATTGGCTACAGATGTGACCACCTGACGCATCCATGACAACGGTTCATTCGGAACCGCGGTTTGACCTAGTGTAAAATTTTGTTGAGAAGCAGTCTTGGTAGAACCATTGTGGTCGCAGTACCAGCGGTCAGCAGACCCATAACCAACTGTGGTCTGACTTGATGCGCGTTGCCAGAAATCAAAATTTCCATTAATGAGTTTATTGCGGAAACAGAAAGCAGAGACCGATGGACCACTTCTTGCTTCTACTGTGTTCGTAGTTGCGGAAATGGTTTTATTAGTTAATGCAACGGAAGCTGAATTTTTCGTTGCATCACTTGTATTATCAACATTTCCAAGACCAAGACTGTTTCGTTGTGCAGTAGCATCTGCTGCATCCAGTAACACAAGTCCTGCTGGTGTTGGATTAACTGCTGCAAACTCATCTAGATTACTTGAATGTGCCTGTACAGAAACTCCTACAGAGGAGGTTTCCAACTTATCTGTATTTAAATTTGTGAAGTTATTATCTACTTCGCTCCACGAAAGAGAAGATCCTTTCCCAGAACGTGTTACTATTGTGGTCATATTAAATCGTCTCCTTCGACATAACCAGAGATACTGTAGCCAGTATCCCAATATAAAATGTATGGAACAGTTATAAAAATATATTCCGGGATAGGTCTAGCAAAAGGCACAGTGATTTTATCAGTTTGTGCCTTTACAAAATCTTGTGGATGTCGATTCTCAAAATCATCTGGACAAACAATGAATCCATCCCACCGTTGTTTTGCTTCATTCGCTTTAATTTTCTTGGAGCAAACATCACAGGTCACATTGAATTCGCCGGGAATATAATAATTTTTTTTCATAGTGACATGACTACCTTATCATTAATTGGTTTCACAAGTTGTCCTGTAATAATATCATATTTAATTCCATTAACATCTAAGGTTCCTGTATATTCTGTTCCTGTTGGGCCGTATACAGTACCAAGAACTACTAGATGTGTTGGAGGCCACACTGCTCCACCAACACCTGCAAAAGTAATTACTGCGTTGGAACCAACTAATGAATATGATCCACCAGTCCCCATTAAATACTTAGAACGTTTTAGAACTGCACTAGCGCCAACATACGAATATGTACCGCCCGATGCAGCAAGAACCTTGGACTTAAGTAAGTTGGCATTAGCACCAGTTAGATTATAAACTCCACCAGTAGAAGCAATTCGCTTAGATTTTAGAAGTGTTGCAGAACTTCCAAGTAGAGCATATCCACCGCCCTGTGCAACAATTAACTTACTTCTTAATAAATTAGCAGAACCTCCGGTGAGTGAATAACTCCCACCAAGAGCAGTTAGCACATAAGAGACAGACCCTGCTGTATAAGTAATTGTTACCTGTTGACCATTATAAGTATAACTACCTCCTTGAGCAGTTAGTAACTTACTTCTAAGAAGTGTTGCGGAAGCTCCTGTTAATGAGTAACTTCCTCCACTAGAAACCAAAACTTTACTTCTCAGTAGATTAGCAGAACCTCCTGTTAACACATACGTACCCGCTTGTGCTGTGAGAACTCTACCCTTAACAAGATTAGCATTCTGTCCCGTAAGAGTATAATTTCCACCAGAAGCAATTACTAGTTTACCTCTCTTTAGAACAACAGAACCACCTCCAAGAGAGTATGAACCACCTTGAGCTACTAGTGTATAAGCACCTGCTGCCGCAGCCTTTATTGATATGGCAGCAAAACCTGGAAAATCCGTCCCACTACTTTGTAGCGTTGTGGTAGTAGCTCCCGGGGCATTACAAGATTGTAGTCTAGTACCTATATTGTTTATTCCACTTGTAGTAATGGAAGTAAATCCAGACATTACAGTAGGAGCAGTAGTGGTGAAAGACTGTCTTTCTAATGCAAGTACTAGATCAGATACTGTAGAAGTTATAGTGGTATTAGTTGTACTACCTTGCGTATTTACATTATACGCTTTTGCTTCTCTCAGGAAATCACTGGTATTAACATTATTTACAAATGTAACTACAAAGATAGGGCCGTCAGTAACTGCTGCTGACCACACAGGAGTTATTGTTTTTGTTCCTGTACTGGACACTACTGCATAAGCTATATGACATTTATCACTACCATCGCCAGCAGTTGCAACTGTAAAAGTACCTGCGAAATCTGAGGACAGCGAGAGTGTTAACCCGCCTGTTGTAAATGTAGTAGCATGTACAATTACAAGTTGAGCAGATGCAGGTACAGTTATTGCCTGTGCACCCGGAGTTGCAGATGTACCTAAGTTAAGAGCAACAGCAGAGACTACCTGTGGCTTTACAGAGGTATAGGTTAAGGCAGCACTCTGACCAGTTAGTGCATAACTACCCCCCAAACAAGTGAAAGTATAGTTACCACTAAAAGGAGTGAATAATACATCAGTTATTACTGTGGGAGTAGCAGCATCGGGACTCTGTTTAACTAGCTGAGATGTGCCCCTGCCCCTGCCCCTGCCCCTGCCCAGTAATCCAGTTAATCCAAATCCTTTACCGGAAACTGCCATGATATATTATCCCTGAGTGTATACCACAGTTCCAGTAGTCAGAGTTGTAGTCGTTGTTTGTGGTACATAGAGAAGGAACGGGACAGAGGTATCATATAGTCTTGGCAAACCGCCAGTGAAAGCATCAACAGCAGCAGGAATGCCTGCAGCAGGTAGTTCCAAAGTAGCTAGTACCCTATAAGCAACAAGACTAATGGAGCCTGAAGTCATTGATACACCAAGAGTGCAAGTCTGTATAGAGCGGACGCCAGTATCACCGGCAGCAAGAGTAAAGGGATAAAATGTTCCAGTAATAGAACTCGCTGCATAAGCTACTTGCATTGATCCAGTAGAGCCTGCTGTACCGCCCTCATCCGTATAACTGATTGTTGGCGTAGCTGCACCAGCACCTGTGGCAGCACTAATCTCTAATCCAACCATAACACCTACACCATTGGTAGACCCATTCGTATCTCGTGCAGGCCATGCCACACTATTAACAGTCTGTGCTGTGGTTGTTGTTACTGAAAGACCTGAGTTATGCCAGAGCCTATCACATAGTAATAGCAGACCGCCCTGTGCAGAACTTGCTCCAGAGAACCTAGCTAAATGTGTATTGCCGCTTGCAGCAGGAATTGGAATCTGTCCCGCATAAGAAGTAAGAGCAGCCCCCGCAACCCCTGGAGCCGGAGCAGCCATTGCCCCGGGAATACCAGCAAGGTAATTAAGATTCATTGGTCTACCTGCTACTAATGTACCAGATACAGCCTTTGCATAATACGCAGGAGGTTTCATGCCAGCTAGGGCATTATCTAATGTTGTAATAGCCATTACAAATACTCCCTAGAATTAAGTGATCTTAAATACACCAACAGTGGCAGTTTGATCCAAATCCACAGTAACAGTTTCACCAGCAGCAACTGCTTGTGAAGAACCATAATCCCAGTAAGCAACGTTAGTACCACCTGCACCTTGCGTAACAGTCTTGTTAACCAAAATTGCGTAGCGGAAAGTAAAACCACCGCCAGAACCTGTCCACACAGCCGGGTCTGCAAGTACCAAGATGAAGTCAGAGCCGTTCATCCCACTAGAAGTAGTTGATACGTTTGCGCCACCGGCAGTATAACCACCAGAAGTAGCTAGGTCTGTAGTACCAGCAGTAAATACTTTACTAC